TGTTATTCTATGATGAAGTCGAAGGATGTTTGGGGATTCCAAAACAATGAGGAGTTTATGTTTATGAAGGTGGACTTTGTAAATCTTCAAATGAGACGTCGGGTGGATTCGTTTCTAAAGCGACCACTCGAGCTCTCGTCTGGTTTTTTTAAAGCTAAAGTCTTCGAGTCTAACTTGGACCCCGTCCTCCGGCTGATGCATAGAACTGGAATTCAATCTACTGGGTGGTTAGAGACTGGTGATAATTGTATTCGTTCTCATTTAGCCCGTGTTGATATTGATTTGTTCTGTAATGATTGGACTACCCTTAAACCAGTGGCGAGGGATGACATCGCACCATTTGTCGTGGCGTCATTTGATATCGAGTGTAACAGTTCCACTGGTAAGTTCCCGGATGCTGATGTTACAGATGATGCATGTTTCCAAATTGCAGTGTCATTGTGTACGTTTGGTAGTGATGAACCGTATGAACGGGTGTGCTTATGTTACAAACAAACTGATGGTCCTGATACTATTAGTTTTGATACAGAAAAGGACATGCTTGAAGCATTCCAAAAATATATCCATGAAAAGGACATTGACATTTTCACAGGTTGGAATATATTTGGATTTGATCTTGAGTTTATTTACAAGAGGGCCTTTGTCGTTGGGTGTGACCCAGAATTTTTCAAAATGGGAAAACTGAAGTCCCAGGAATGTGAACTTTTGATCAAGAAATTGAGTTCGAGTGCACTTGGTGACAATCTCTTGAAACTTCTCCCAATGTCTGGGCGTTTTATATTCGATATGTTCCACGAGGTCAAGAAGGGTTACAAGTTGGATTCTTACAGTCTCAATAATGTTTCAAAATTGTATATTGGGGACCAAAAGATTGATATGCCCCCAAGGGAGATGTTTGCTCGTTACCGGGAAGGTGATCCCGTAAAATTGGGTGAAGTTGCGGAGTATTGTATCAAAGATACCCTACTGCCCCACAAGTTGATGAAGAAGATGTGTATTCTCCTAAACCTTCTGGAGATGGCCAAAGCTACCTGGGTTCCAATGTGTTTCCTGGTTGAGAGGGGTCAACAGATTAAGGTGTTTAGTCAACTGACGAAAAAGGCACGGGAGCTTGGTTTCATGGTCCCAACCATCCGCTATGGTACTGTAACATCTGATCCCTACGAGGGTGCTACAGTCCTCGAGGCACAAAAAGGTGCATATTATACACCTATCACAGCCCTAGACTTTGAAGCTCTGTACCCATCTATCATGATGGCACACAATCTGTGTTATTCATCTTGGGTTATGAATGAAAAGGAGTATGGGAACATTCCCGGGGTTACCTATGAAACATTCAATGTCGGTGAAAAGACCTATAAATTTGCTCAAGGTGTACCAAGTCTTTTACCGAGTATTCTTTTAGAACTCAAACAGTTCCGTAAAAAGGCCAAGAAGGATATGGCTACCGCGACGGGTTACATGAAGGAAGTATATAACGGTAAACAATTGGCCTATAAGGTTTCGATGAACTCTGTGTACGGTTTCACAGGGGCTGGCAAGGGTATTCTTCCATGTGTACCGATTGCATCTACGACGACGTTTAAGGGTCGAATGATGATTGAAGAGACGAAAACCTACGTCGAGAAGAATTTTCCCGGTGCAAAGGTGAGGTATGGGGACACGGATTCGGTCATGGTGGAGTTCGATGTTGGTGACCGGAAGGGTGTGGAGGCTGTTGAATATAGTTGGGAGGTTGGGGAGCGCGCTGCAGAGGAGTGTAGTGCCCTCTTCAAAAAGCCGAACAACTTGGAGCTTGAGAAGGTGTACTGGCCTTATTTTTTGTATTCTAAAAAGCGATACGCCGCCAAGTTGTGGACCAAGGGGAAGGATGACCAGATGCATATGGACTATATTGACATCAAGGGTCTCCAGGTTGTCCGCCGCGACAACACACCCCATGTCCGCGAGGTGTGCAAGGAGTTGTTGGACGTAGTCCTCACATCGAGCGACCCTGGTCCACCAACGGAGTTAGCTCGAGAAAGAGCTATAGAACTTCTATCTGGTGATGTTCCAAATGAAAAACTTATACTCAGCCAAAGTCTTTCAGATTCCTATAAAGTCAATGGAAAATCAGTCTCCATAAACAGTGATGAAAGTGTGGGAATTAATCAGGCTCATGTCCAAGTGGTTGTAAAAATGCGAGAACGTAAACCTGGTTCAGAGCCCCAATCGGGTGACCGTGTTCCCTATCTTCTCACTAATACAGGTGATCGGAAGGCCAAGGCATTTGAAAAGTCTGAGGATCCCAAGTTTGTGGAGGAGAATAACATACCGGTCGATTATCATTACTATTTTGAAAATAAATTTTTGAATCCAGTGTGCGATCTTCTAGACCCCCTGTTTGAAAATACCAAACAGGAAATTTTCGGTGAAATCATTGACCAACACAAACCCCCGAAGAAAAAGAGGGAACCTGCATTGAGTACAATGAAGAAGGACCAACTCATTGAGGAGTGTAAAAGATTGGGTCTCGATGAGACTGGTAAACTTGTGGACTTGAGGGGGCGATTGAAGGAGGCTAGGTTAAAGAGGGAGGAAAGTCTTGAAGACATATTTAAAAACTACACGCAATCTAATATATAGGATGAATATACAAGATAGATTAATTGAACTTATTGATGAAGATTTGAATCAAAGATTGAACTTGATAATGAATGATTACGTCACAATAATTTCTAAAAAACATGGCATTCCCATGGAATTACTTTTGAGAGACGTACCCACAACAAGTTCTATATCTCTTTGTAGGGGTATAAAGTCCAATGGACAGAGGTGTACGAGAAAGGGGGCCAATAATGGATATTGTGGACATCATGCACACCAAGGAGAACGTATTAAACAACGATTATTACCAAGTTCAAACATACATACACATGGACCCGAGAAAATGTTCGTCAGAGGGTGTCCAGGGTGTCAATCCCCAAACGAACTTATAGATTTGAATTCTATATTAAATAATGAGCAAATCTGATATTCTACTATCATCCATAAATACATTTTACACTGACGAAAAGAATAAAACTAAACTTTTAAACATTCTCGATAAAACAACTGGTATATCACTCCGAAATTTGGAATGGTTTATCACAAACTATTCAAAAAAAAATAACACTTCCTATACAACCAAAGATGGAAAGTTCTTCACTGTCCACTGTGCATATAAATCCAGTCTCGATGGATACAGTAAAAAGCTATTCGACCCATTTTGCAGATCCCAAAAGTTTGGGTACACCGTTCCCGGAACATCTCATGAAATTCAAACGACTTTGGCGCAGTTAAATTTCATCAAATGGTGTATCAAGAATAACATTATAGACTATATCAGTGACAATCGCGTATCTCTATTCAAGAGATAACGGTTCATCAATATTACGGGTGTCAATTACATTCATTTTACCATTTTCAAATATAAATGTTTGATATCCAGTATAGTACATATGTAGAGAATATGTCTTTGTAGCTATATCAACTAAAGAACCCGGTGACGTATTCAATATGACTTCTATGTTTGTTTTGTCTGACTGTATTTGACCAAAGTCCAAGTTTCCCGATGGCTCCACATTTATCGGATTCATCGAAAAACTGTATGTGTAAATATTTCTGAAAGGTCTGGCTAATCTATTTTTAACCGGAACGAAGTATTTAAAATAGTTGTGGTTGGTTTTGGTTATATTCGGTAACTTTTTTCCATTTATAAAGAAACTTGCACTCTCCATAATGGGGTTATAAAATGTTTGTATTTGATCGAAATTTACATTGGAAGAGAAGTTAAATCTATTTTGACTGTAGTAGTTTTCTTTAGGGTCTTCCTCTGGTACACCCACGGATATATTTTCATTTTCAAAATCTGTGTTCCTCAAAAACCAGTGAATACACTTTACGGGGATATTTGGAACTAGGTTGTTTTTAATGATGTTCGTATTAAGTTCACTCACCGCTGTAGGATGTTTTCTTACCAAATCTGTGACTAGTGTATGTTTTCCATTTTTTAAATAAAGTCTTTCTTCCGCACTTACAGTAATTTCTTCGGTTATCAAATTGAACGAACTTAATTGCAAGATGACGTTCGAATCTGTGAAGAATGTTTGTTCATGAAACTCTAATTCAAATTCAATTTTTTGGCGAAATGCTGCACATACCGGGAAGTATGGGCGATTTGGTTTATTTGAGGAATATTCATCACTGGCATATTTCCTCGAAAAGAAAAAGTGGAGGGGTATAACTAAATCTGAATTAGAACGAGCGATAGTGGCATTTTGTGTAGATTCGTCATATCCTAAACCTCTATTTACAAGAAATCTATTCGCTACTTTTTCAGACATCTCCAAGTACAACTCATCATATATAATTCCCCAATCATCATGGATTTTTTCAACTTCGATGTCATCCATAAACATCGTGATACTTTTGAGTAAATGTCTACCCAATTGGTCCGCGTAGTTTCCAAATGCGATACCCGGCATAGTCACACTCAACCACATATTACTCAAGAGGTCTCCCATATTGGTTGGATTAAATTGAACTTTAATAGTCTGTCCGAATGGCCAATTACCAATTTGTCCAGGATTTAAAACATCTTTAACTCTATGGTACTTCCGAAACTCTGAGTGTTTTTTGGGTGATGTATAATTAAAGAAGGAGTCTTCTGGGTCTTTGGAAAGTAGGTATGTATCCTGCTTTCCAATAGCTTTTAGGGAAATCTTAGCGGCTTCACCCATGCTT